CTCGGCGGCCCGTTGAGTGGGGCAGTCCGTCGTGGGTTGCCGGTCCGCGTTCCGGCTGGGCTATCTACTTCATTGGCTGATTCCTCCTGTGGTGTTTGTTCCTCCCCATGCGCGTCGCCGCGGCTATTCCCACCTGGCCGGGTCACACATTTCGTGTTCGGTGTTCTTCCCGGCTGGCTTGCATGGTTTGGCGTCCCTCAATGCCTGAGGTCCGGCAGCTATCCAGAGGCTGCGTGGTCGACGACTTAGCTTGTCCCGACCCAGGTAATGGCCTGGGTGCGTCGAGGTGGTCACGTCTGGTTGTGTAAAGAGCGGTGGCTTGTCAGGCCTATCGAGGAATGTTGCGCCTCGATGGATAAAGTTAACCATCGGTATGCTTTTCACGTCAATACCGATGGTTAATTTATTTTTCGAAGGCGTGCGCTATGATTCGAATTACTGGATGTATATACAGCAATTAAGGAGGTGTCATGGCCAAGCAAAACAAGACGGCGCCAGCGCAGCAGCGCCAAGGAATGACCGCGCTAGAGCGGCTGGGCTTGAGGATGTCCAACATGATCAATCATCCAAAAGCGCAGGAGCAGCGCTGGGTCGCCATTCATCGCCTGGACACGGATGGGAATGCTGAGTGGGGGGAGATGATGCGCCTCTTGGGCGAGACTGACGGCTTGGAGATCACGCAGCTGGAGGATGGTGGGGTGAAGATCGAGTGGGAAATGGAGACGGAGTACGATAGGAAGGCGCCGATCGAAGAGCTGGAAGCCCTGGAGGAAGAAGCGCAGTTCTGATTAATATTCAGGTCCAGCTTTCTGGTTGGCCTATATCCCCGGAGCATGAAGCAGGCTTAGTCCTGCAGCTTCTCCGGGCTCAGTGACCATCCCGCGACATATAGGATGTGAGACCTATCTGGGTCTCTCTGCGGCTTGGTATGCCTATCGATTTTTACGTCTTCGCGCCGTGCTTTGGGCGGTGGAGTCAGACTAGTTTCAAGGCCTAACCCTATAGTTGGAGAAGCCTTCCATGCTCTTAACATTTCATGAGTCGAAGGCTTGGCGTTTTTGAGCTGGCTAGAAAGGCCGCGGCTCTTGCTAGTGACTCGCTCAGCTCTGCGCCTTCTCCTCTCTTCTTTGCGCGTTAGGGGGGGGCTGGGCGGCTTTTCAATAGGCTTAGTCGCTGGCGGATGGCGGTCCAAGTAGGCAAACAAACGCACAGCCAAACCCGCGAATTCTTCATGCCCGCGGAGCGATAAGAGGGCCTCATACAAGGTCGAATACAGTTTCCACTCCTTGTAGTCGGTGAAATCACTGCGTTGGCGGCCGGATTGATAGACAAGCTTGACGAGGCTTTTTGGGAGCTTGGAGCTCTCAAATTCCGTAACGCGTTTCTGAAGTGAGACATCCATTCCTCATTTCCTCGAAGCGGTTAATCCTGGCGGAAGTCGTGGTTCAGTTCACGCCTTTTTGGCGTTCCAGATCAGGAGGACCTTGGCGTGGATGGTCACGTCCTCGATTCTGGCCTGCTGGTCCTTGTGCTTCTCGTTATCGGATATCAGCCAGAAGTGGTCTTCGTCGAAGAACTGCAGACGCTTGATGTAGAGATGGCCGTGCCAGGTCAGGACGTAGATGCCATCGCCCACGAACTCATTCACTCCACGGTCAACGATCAGCGGATCTTTGTCGTTGATCGTGCCTTCCATACTTTGACCCCAGCCGAAGATCATGGCCAGAGCAGATTGCGATGTGTACGTGACGCCCTTCTCGTGAAGCACTGACTCCTTCACGATCACGTTGCGCATGACCTCGGTGTAGTCGGGCGGCACCTGGCCGTGCCCCATAGAGGCGCGTATGTCGTATTGCGGGATGAAGATCTCGTCCTTCTTCACCTTCAGACCGGAGAAGTCAGCGGATACGACATTGCTTGGGCGGTCCTCAACCAGAGAATCTGCAACCGCAGCCGCGATCTTCTGCTGGGCATCTTCGTCCAGCTTCTTTCCGGCGTGCTGCTTCAGCATCGCCATTACCTTTTCTGCAGCGCCTTTCTTGTGTTCCTGATCGCCAGCTGGAAGCGCTCGCAGCGATCGGATCTCGTCCGCCAGCCGTGGGCTGAACTGTTCTACCGGAACTTCCAAAAGCCTGGCCAACACAGCAGCGAACTTGGCGTTTAGCGGGTTGAGGCCTTTGAAATAGAGGTTCACCGCTGCCGGCGTCATGCCAGCTTCGTCGGCGATTTTCTTCTGACTGAGCTTGAGCTCGTTCTTGCGGGCGAGGAACAGCGCGTGCGCGGCCTCGCATTCAGCCAGACGGTCAGGAGGGAGGATTCGTTTCTTGGTCATGGCGCGAACATATACCAATGGTTAAAGAATTGGGAGAAACCATCGGTATGGACAGATAATCAACCGATGGTTAATATCCGAGGCATGAACAACCGAGGCCCGATCATGAGCGAGACCCCCCTCGACAAATTCGTTGCTGAAAAAGGGCAGTCCGAGGCTGCCAGGCTCCTCCGCGTGACGGCACCTGCCATTCACAAGGCGTTGGTGGCAAAGCGGGATATCAGCGTTTTCGAGCTCCCAGATGGTGGTTATGCGGCTGTCGAGCGCCGTCCTTTTCCATCCCAGAGATCCGCTGCCTGACGCCGCAAGCCGTCTGATGGTGGGAATTATGAGAGATCTGGCATTGCGCCAGTAGATGACTGAAACACCTGCGAATCCATCCAGTACCGGAATAGCAGGCGAAAAAAAACCGCCTGGCAGGGCGGCTTTCTCTACAGCTTCAAACGAGACCAGAGCATGACAAACATCGTCCCACTTGACAAGTCCAGGGGGTTCACCCGGATGGACAACCAGCTCATGGATGGCCTGCTGGCTATCGATCTCCCGGCCCGGGAGATGAAGATTGTGCTGTACGTGGCCAAGGCCACCATCAACTTCGGTGCTGGCGCTCAGCGCATCCCGGCTACCGACATCGCGAAGGCAATCAACGCTCACCCTGACTCCGTCTCGAAGGCTGTTTCTAACCTTCTGCGCCGCCGCGTGCTGTTTCGAGAGGGTGGTGCTCGTGGTGACATCGGCGTGAATGACCCACAAGACTGGGTATACGTTCCTGAGCCGAAACAGACCAAAACAGCCGATTCGGCTCAAGTGGTCCGAATCGGCGAAGAGTTGAAACAGACCAAAACCGCCGACTCCCTTCTTTATTCTAAGAATCTAACCCCCTATGTATCTCTTCCTTCGGAAGAGAATACATGCCCCCCCAGCGATGAAGTGCCGGCTTCGGCCAAGGTTGACCGCAAGGCGCCATTCGGGAAGGTCGCCATGCTGGCCGACAACCCCCACGCCCTGGATGAATCGCTGATCGCTGACTACCTCGCTGTTCGCAAAGCCGCCAAGGCGCCAGTGACCGCCAGAATTTGGGCAGGGCTGAACGGCAAGCTGGAGCAGTGCAAGGCCTTCGGCATTCAGCCAGCACAGGCCCTGGAAGTCGCTGTCGAGAACGGATGGCGCGGTTTCGAGGTGGAGTGGGTCACCAAGCGTATCGGCGCCCAGTCTCCAGCGCCTGGGAAATCCAGCGGCCGTCACCACGGCTTCAATGACCGCGACTACACCGCCGGCCTGGCCCCGCGGGAGGACGGTACCTATGCGATCTGAATCGGTGATTACCATGTCCGACGTGCGAAACGCCGCCGGCTTCCGCGTCCAGCCTGCGCACTGCGAGCATCACGGCGACTTCGAGCAGCGGGTCACCCAACTGATGGGGCGCGAGATCGTCGGCCGTTGCCCGGAGTGCGAGAAGGCCGCTGTGGCTGATCGTGAGGCCAAGCGGACGGCCGAGGACACCCGCCTGAAGCGAGAACACATGGCTCGCAAGCTCGGCTCTGCGCTGATCCCCAAGCGCTTCGCTGACCGCACTCTGGCCAACTATCGCGTTGAGCACGAAGGTCAGCGCAAGGCCCTGGCGTTCTGCACCCGATATGTCGCTGCGTTCGAGGAGATCGAGCGCACCGGGCGCTGCCTGATGCTGCTGGGCAAGGTCGGCACCGGCAAGACTCATCTCGGTGCGGCAATGGCCAACGATCTGATGCGTAACACCTCGGCCACGGCCGTCTACCGGACGGTGGGCGCGGTCCTGCAATCCATTCGCGCCACTTACGACCGTAACAGCGAGCAGTCCGAGGCCGACATCCTGTCCAGCCTCATCGCGCCTTCGCTGTTGGTGCTGGACGAGGTCGGCGTCAGCAAGGAGCAGCCGAGCGATTTCGAGCTGACCACCCTGTTTTCGATCATCAACGGGCGCTACGAGCAAATGCGCCCCACGGTGGTGATTTCCAACCTGGAGGCCAGCCAGTTGCGCCACGCCATGGGCGAGCGGTGTTACGACCGCCTGCGCGAGGGCGGCGGGGTGATTGTGCCCTTCGAGTGGGAATCGCACCGCGGCAAGGAGGAACCATGAATCCAGCCATGACCTTCAGCGGTATCCCGATCTACGTCAGTGAGCTCCTGCCCAATACGAAAACCGTTCGCTGGAAAACAGAGCGTAAGTGGTGCCACTGGAAGAATTCCCCGGCCCGTCGTTACCGTCTGCGGGCCAAGGGTCCCCTGCGACACGATGATCATGCTTGGCAACCGGGCGTTCGTCACCCCTGAAGGCCTAGCAAAAATCCAGGCTCAGCTAGGGAGGGCGGAGCAGTGAAGCCCGTGGTCATGAAGTCAGTACGGCCCAAGAAGCCGAGAGCCAAGCGTGTCGACCGCGAGGGGCAGGAGCAGGCTGCCCTGATGAAGGAAATTGAGCTTCGCTATCCCGAGGTGTTCGCGAACCTTCATCACACGCCAAACGGCGGCTACCGGGGCAAGGCCGAAGCGGGCCGGCTCAAGGCCCAAGGCACCAAGGCTGGCATTCCTGATCTCCAGTTGACCATGGCCCGTGGCGGGTACTTCGGCCTGTTCATTGAATTCAAGGCCACCGTGAAACCTGCGGACGTATCCCTCGAACAGCAGGCCTGCATTGGCCGGCTGAACGATCAAGGCTACCTGGCCGTTGTGTGCCGGGGGCATTTCGACGCCATGGAGTGCCTTAGGGCGTACATGGCCTTGCCGAGAACGGAGGTTGCAGCATGACCAACACCGCCGCTGTGAAAATCAGCGATGCAGAGATTCGCCGGCAGGCCGCCGGCCAGGTGCGCGACCTGCGCGCCTTGGGCAACCAAGGCCTGTATTTCCGCTTTCACCGCTCCCGAGAGCGCGGATCGTGGTACCTGGTGCACAAGGGCAAGTGGAACCTGATCGGCTCATACCCTGAGCTGAGCGCTGCCAAGGTGGCCGCTGCACTGCCGGATATCCGCCTGCGTCTGGAAGCGGGTGAGGGATCGAGCCTGTCGAGCTGGGTGCTCACCGGCGAGCTGCTGGCCTGGTTTGCTGAGCGCATGTCCCGCGACCGCAGCCTTTCGGCCAAGCGCAAGAGCACGGCGGCGTCGGCGATCAAGCAGCACCTGACGCCGCGCCTGGGCGTAACGCCACTGGCCGAGATCGACAAAGCGCTGCTCGACCGCGAGCTGATGTGGCCGCTGCAAGAGTCGCTGTCGATCGACTACGTGCGCTTGGTCTTTCAGTTGCTCGCGTTGGCCTTCCGGCAGGCCGCCAAACTCGGCCTGATCAGCACCAACCCTATGGCCGGCATCCGCTTCCGTGATTTCTCCAAGGCCAAGGTCACGGTCAAGCCGTCGAGGCTGCGTGGCGTGCACCTCGAAGACCTGATGGCGCGCATGAAAAGCACCCTGGCCCACAACCCGCAGCATGGCCTGCTGGCCCTGATGATGCTGTGCCACGGCACCCGGCTGGGCGAAACCCGCATGGCGCGCTGGAGCCACATCAGCCTGGCCGAACGGGAGTGGTTCATTCCCGCCGAGCACACCAAGACCGGTGTGCAGCACCGCCTGCCACTGACCGACCAAGTGCGCTTCCTGCTGATGGCCTGCCGCGAGATCCAGCTCAAGCAGGGTTACGAGGGCGAGTTCCTGTTCCCGGGGCGGCAGGGCAAGCCCATGAGCGAATCGAAGGCCTCTGCGGTGTTCTCGGTCATGGGGCAGGGCGAGTGGACCAGCCACGACCTACGCAAGCTGGCCCGTACCGGTTGGGCTGACCTCGGTGTTGACCACCTGGTGGGTGAGCTGCTGATCAACCACGCCATGGGCCACAACGTGAAGGTGTACATCCAGTCCGACGTCATGGCCCGCAAGCGCGAGGCGCTGGAGAAGTGGCACGCACACCTTGATCAGAAGGGTTTCGCCTCGGTTCACGGCTTGACCGGTGATAGATCAACGGATTCATGGATTCTCTGCGAGGTCGCAGGGCGCGCGGGCTTCGACGGCCTTCCGGTATCCACCATAAGCGAGGATTCGAAATGAAAAACAGCGACAAAATCCGCGCCCAGTTCGAGGAGCGTTTCGAGGTCCCGAGCGGCATGCGCTGGGAACCAAAGGTGGGCCCATCTGGCGATTACGTCCTGGACTGTTCCGGCTGCTGCTCCGGGGATCGGGCAGCTCGATACATCGCCCGCTGGGAGGCGTGGCAGGCCTCTCGCGAACGCCTTTGCGTCACCAACCGTTTCCCGTCCAGATGGGCGACCCGGATGCTGCATGGGCCCGGGAGGTTGCCGAGAAATCGCTGCGGGCCCAAGGGCTGAAGGTGATCGGTTGATGAAGAAGCACGGCCCAGCCTTCAAGAAGGCCGTGATCGAGCTGGACAAGTGCCCTTTGTGCCGTGGGAGAGCGGTCACCAAGGGCTTATTTCACGAACTGCCATGCGACCACTGCAACGCGTCGGGCTGGGTAGTGGCTGCAACCGGCGAGGCCCTGCCCCTGGATGACCTGGTAACCCAGCTCAGCATTAGGCTTCAGGCCGCGCTCCGGCTGATCGAGCAGTTGAAGAACCCTCAGGCATCCGGGCCTGAGGCGACATATCAGGGAAGCAACCGGCGCGGCGCCGGCGGCACCAACTACACCGGGGATTGAGGGGGAAGGACATGAAAAAACGAACCTACGTAGACAAGGCCCTTGGTGACACCGCGTACATGCTCGAGCAATGGGGCTGGTGGCGCATGGATGGGATGGGCGTGCCTCAGTATGTCTGCCCGCTCTATGCACTCATGAAGGAGCACGTCCCAGCGGAAGGCGTGCTAAAGCAATACGTGATCACGGACGACCTAGCCCTGGCGGTGGACGGCGCCGTAGCCAGGCTGAACAAGCGCAACCCGCAGATGGGCGGATTCGTCTGGTTGTACTTCGGCGCTAAGTGGCCTGCGTTGCGCATCGCCCGTGAGCACAAGATGGGTGAAGCCAAGGCGCGCGAACTGATCAACACCGGAGTGGCATGGATCGACTGTGCTCTGGAGCAATTGCGCGAGGCTGCATAAAAAGCTTTCCGCGCGGATAAACACCTGTTTTCATAGCAGCGTGTCCAGCTTGCAAGAAACGCGACACAGACAAACCCCAGACATCGCGCTCTGGGGTTTTTCGTTTATGCGGATGACGCGCCCTGGCAGCAGGGCTAAGTCGGTAGTGGCGTTCAGTCAAACCCGTGCGGTCACTGATGGACAACGCGATGAGAGTCTGGGGTACGTGACCCAGCGATCCAGACCACCAAGCCGGGTAAGTGCCGGCCCTCCGCACCCATTCAAGGGCTCGCCATAACAGCGGGCCTTTTTCTTTTTCCGCTCCCCGCAACGGGAGGAATCGAGATGGCCCATATGCCGCCAGAGAAAGACCCATCCTTCTGGGTGCTTGTACTAACAGCCCTAAGAGAGAACGGCCTGGCTATGGGCCTGACATTCGCCCTGACCTGGTTGCGTATTCAATACGATGGCCAGGAAACCCGCCCAGTCCGACAGCTGATTGAGGCTACTCTTGGCGCGTTGATCGTGATGGTGGTTGGCCTGACCGTGAAAGAGTTCGGCCTGAGCATCGCCTGGTCGTTCGCCACTGCTGGCTTTGTCGGCGTGCTGGGCGTCGAGCAGGCGCGCCAGCTCGGTAGACGCTGGGCAGAGCGCAAGGTCGATGGCCCATAACCTGCGCCACAAAATCTAGGGGCGCGGTTTCGTGGTGTCTCATTCTGTGCGCAGTAATGGGAATCGCTCTTCAGGGTTGCGTGAACCAGCGTTCAGTTTCTCGCATTCTGCAGCCGCCGCCGTCCTATTGGTGAAGCCGCGCTTCAGCCTTTCCTTTTCTTGATTGTCGTAGATGTCGAAGCCGCCCGAAGTGGCGGCGGCATAGAACCGGTTACCGATTTGGAAGGACTCACCTTCGATAGGCACAGCCGGAACGATAACGAATCGTGGTTGCATGACTTAGGCCTCCCCAGGCAGATACCCAAGTATTAGTTCGATTGCAGAAAGCCAGCAATATGACTCATCGAGACGAATTGATGGCATTCCGTGTCACTAGCGTCAGTGGTCATCTGGCTCGTTCAATTAGGCCAAGAGTTGCTCCGCGCCACAAAACAGACATGCGCCGTTTCATGGCGCGCCCACATGAGGATTCGCCTGGTGATGCGCCACCCGGCAGTGATATCACTGCGCGGCCTGGCAATGATTTCGGCGGTGACAACGGCGGTCAGCCCTTCCGCGACTGCTGTCATGCGACCGCTGGGCGTTCTGATTTCCGCCCACATTTCGGAAGGCGTCGCAGGCAACCACGTCTCCGTCGCACCTCCGGACTTGTTGCGTTCTTGATGCGGAAATGTCACCTGGCAGCGATTACGCAGCGGGCCGGCCCTCATACGCCCCACCCGATACGATGCGGGGTCAGGAGTGCCTCGGAGCCCTTCGGCATCTCAGTGGCAATGGTCCCGGTCACAACATCCTCACGGTTCGCGTA